AAGGACGCCTGCTGCGGAGTCATTCCACGAGCAGAGCCCAGCATACCGGCAGACTGCATTCTGGATGTTTCCATACCGCGCTGCATAGCCGCCCGACCAACTTCGTCTTTACCGGACAATATGTCCTGATAGTATTGCTGGGCAATCCTTGCCTGCTCCGACTCCTCTGGGCTCATGTCAGGAACGTTTGGGCCACCTCTCGATCCAAGCCACCCAAGTGCTCCACCTATGGCGCCCCCTGCGGCCATACCTACAGGACCGCCGATAGCCCCCATTGATGCTCCAGCGAGAGCTCCCTTTGCTGTTCCAGCAAGTTGTTGTTCCGTAGTTGCCATAATAATCTCCTATACTGTCTTCCGCTCTGGAAGTTTGAACTGACCCTTCTTAATTCCAACATGCAACGTAAGGTTCTTTAGACTGAAACTTGTAGCCACTAATGGGTCATACACCCCGGAGAGCGAGGCCTTGTCCTTGAATTTTAACTTAATACTTTCACACTTTTGAATCTTTGGCTTATGCCTCCACTGGTACACGTCATCTCCGGGCCACCCATAAGTTCCACAGATTTCATCTCCGTAGTCTCCACAGGTTGAGTCTCCATACACTTTTATATCAAATATATCTGCACCATCTACCAGTATTTGTTCAACCGGTGCGTTGTTATAATCTCTGTACAGTGTAACCTCAACGTCATGCGCGGCGGTCTGGGCGCCAAGAACGCTGAACCAGTTGCACCTTTGATACCCTTTTATCCCGGCAAGCTTAATCCACGAGGTCTCTACGTCGAGAAGTATTGGATCTGTAATATCTAAATATGAGTTAGGTGTTTGAACCCATACGCCCTTGGCGTCGGTTACCCTAGCCATTACAAACTTATCGTTCCAGTAGGTTGAATCTACAGAGGTGTGATTAGTGAAGCGTGTCCAAACCTTGAACCAGTAGTTATAAACAAGAGCTTCACCGTTCTCCAGAACAAATCTTATTTCACTTTCAGATCCAACATTTGTCGAATGGACAATTTCCAAATCATTACTGTCCTCTACGGGGCCACCGATATAAGAGAAGTTTAAAGATCTATCCAGAAGATAAATTCCACCGTCTCCTCCCCTGAAGATGACGCCCTCTACGGTGTTCAGGATAGCCTTTTTGGTCTTTGCTCCGTGGCTGCTCGAAATTAACAATGGAGTGCTATAGTTTCCGCCCACCCCGGTATCATTTGGTCCTTCCCCGTAGACTCTAAATACCTTTCTGTCTTTAAAGATAATTAAATTAGAGTCCAGCACAGCAAGCCCGGTTATGTTTCCGCCCTCTGGAGGAACCTCTATGTACAGGGCATCTGAAAATTCCACGCTCGTATTGGGGTCTTTGATCTTAGAGAAATAAATGCGGTTTGGATTGTCTAGACCAGCGCCAAAGATTCGACCTCCAAACTCCACCATCACGTTGAAGGATGGCGGTGCGATGTTCGGGAGTATCGATCCAGTTGTATAGAGCGTTTCATTGCCAATAATAGAATCGTCATCAAGAGCGTCCCTAAATACAATCGGGCCACCCCTTATAGCGCAACGGATAGACGCATTTATATCACTCAGAACGTTGGGGTCTCCCGGAGAGTCTGGCTGCGTGTTCGGGGTAAGCTTTGTTACCCGGTAGAATACTTGACCGTCCTGAGTAGTTCTAAAAACAGCAATGTGTACTTCTCTTATATCTTTAGATGTAAATATGGGCTGCGTGATAGTTAGTTCTAGCGGGGCAGCGGAAGCATCTGTGGACGTATAGACAATTCTCGAAGGCGAAGATCGGTGGAGATTTCCATTGTCATCCATCCATTCATAGGTACAGCAATATCCCCAATAGGGAGACGTAGGCGACGGAGGTACAGGGATTACTGTTCCCGTTGATATGAAAAAATCAGGGGGAAGATGGAAGTTGTTCTCGGCAATTACATTGTTATCAAATATCCCCAAATAACCACCGTTTAAATATAGCTCATTTGAAAAATCAATAAAATCAGGAGATATGCCGGGAGCCAAATTGAATGTCAGTTCCCGTACTCGCCCATCGCCCTCAATCAGACCGTCCTCAACCTCGGCCTGAATAGCTTCGAGTGATGGAAGCGTGAATTTATCAAACACTGTTGTTGGTGAGTAGTATCCAGAATCGCTCCTGATGGCGATTGGTCTTGGCGACGTGAATTGGCCTATGTTGGAAAGAACTTCACTTAAGATTAGCGGTGGCGGCGGATAGGGAGCTCCCGGTGTTGTAAAGGAATGATCCCAGTCGCTATTATATGGAAATATGCCAGCTGGAAAGATAGACGCCGGATTAGCCGTAAATACAAATGGCTTACCCCATATCTCTTTAGTGGCTACACCCTGAGAGTATTTGGCTATAATATTTTTCTGACTTCCCTGAGCCATAATAAAATTAGTTCTAAGGATGTCCCTTCCCGGCTGCCCAAATGATTCGACAACTGCCGGGACAGGCGTAACGGCAATGGCCATTCTTTGACGAGTATAGTCTGTCAAGCCACTAGGGTTCTCCAAGTAGAGAAAGGGCTCGGTAATGGCGGTGGCCATTGGTGGAATTTGAATCTCAGAGGTATCCCATCCGGCAGACCCAAAGGGCTCAACGGCTGTACGGGTTAGGTCTTGGGTGGTATTGAATACCAGCGAGGCGCTCTCTGCCTGAACACTGATAATGTTTTTTCCAGTCAATGGGTTGAAGCTGCTCCAAGGTCTGGACGCATCATCAAATGTATCAATGTAAAGCCCAATCTCGGGAAGACCTCCAGATACCGAAATGCCCGGAAGAAGCGCAGCAGGAAACGTCGCACCTCCACCAGTATTGTTTGGGACCACCGTAAGAGTGAGCAGGTTGGGGTCAACATCATAGGCCCGCATAAAGCACATATTTTGGGCTATGGGAGCAAGTCCTGATTGATTGTATCTCCAAACCCAAGTTCTCACCGAGTCCGTCGCCCCGCCACTGGCCTGTCCAAGCGCAACATGATTAAATGGAAATAAGGACACAGTACCTTCTGTTGTCGCTGAATTGTAGGGGGTAAACCCGGGAGACGCGGCTACGGCTACGTTGCTATTTCTCCCAACAACCGCCGAATCCACCACAAGTCCGGTAGTGGCGTTCATCAGATACAGCATGCACGTTTCATAAGAACTCTCCAATACCGTAAAATAATTTTTACTCGTGTCTACCAGACCTGTAAAAGCCTCCTGCATCTGGCATACGTCATAGGAGAGAAATCGGTGATCAGAACACTGCTGCACCCCCGGTGGGCCGAAGAAGCTGTACAGCGGGACCGGGACAGAGGGTTGATCTATGACTGCGCCGCTGACGTTCCAGTTATTGAAGTGCTGAAGATTAAAATAATAATGATATTTTCCGAAGACATTGTTGCCGTAATTAAGCTGATAGGTGTCTAGGTTTAAACCAAACATCATCAGTTTCGGGGCTTCCTTGCATCCCGAATATTGAGGTGCGATTGTCGGCCCGGTTGTGTTGTAGATTCCATCTCCGGATGGGAGCGTGGCCACCGGGACCGCCCCGCCAGATATTGGGAAGTTATACCTGTCCTTCACCACAAAAATCCATATCCTGTTTCCGGTGGAAATTACTGTCGGCTCTGTGTACTGGGAAGCATCATCCGCTCCACCCTTGTCTTCATCATTGTAGGAGCCGCCGTAGAGCTGTAGATTTATATCGAAAGTAAGAAAAAGGGTTGTCTTGGAAGTTTTATCAATAATTTTATAGCCGGTAATGTGATCTTCAGTCTCAAACACTACCACCTTTATATTGTTGAGCTCCGCTTGAGATGTGCGAATAATATTTCCTTGATTGCCCGCAATATCTTCCTTCGAGAGAGCGCACGCCCTGTAGTATCCTTTTGAAGTTGTCCAGACTTCTTTGGATTCATTATAGGGAAGGACTCTGCTGGACTCTGCCGCGATGAGTTTGCCATTGTGATTGTGAACTCCAGTGACCCCCTGAAGAATTGTGGTTGGCGGAGTCCCTGTAGGGTTCAGTATAGCGGTGGTGAGAGACTCATATCCACTGCGCTTATCGACCCTGCCGCCCTTGTTATAGACCCCGTCCACAACCTTGAGAAGTGTGCCGTCATCCACAAGATCGGAATCCACAACCTCGTTGAGTCCCTTCCCAAAATCAAGGGATATATTTTGCTTCTCTAGTACCATCCCTATTCCTAGTCTGGTGATCCATTTCCGGGCCAATTTACGTTATTCTCTATGGGCTGTGGATCGAAATTTCCTCCATACGGACTACCACAAATAACAAAGCTAAAGTCGGCACCAGTCGGAATACCGCCCAAGACTATATCCCACCCGTGAACCATCATGCCCACAACCTCTCCCACTCCGACCCCCGGTATCCATTCATAAGAAAAGACAATAGGCGCACCGGTTGACTGGGTGATTGCTGCTGATGAATCCTCATGAATCGACACATCAAAAATAACGTCATATCTGTTTGGCACGAGACAGGCGCTTCCTTGAGGTTGAATGCCAACGCCTATAGGCTGACCCGCAAATGGCACATAAGGACCACCAGCAAATGAGCTTCGCCTCACATTCCAATGTCGGGTCTGTACCGCCCCAGTACCAAGAACACCCGTCCAGCCCCGAACATGACCCTGTGCAACAATGGCGTTTAAGCCGTGTCTGGCCGTTAACTCGTGATTATTTGTTTGCCATCTGGCATCCGGGGCAAAGCTAGTGGCTACATCGCTGCTGACTAGATCTTGAGGCTTAGTGAACGGTCCAGTGCCATAAACCTTGGCCCCAATAACATTCCTCCAAGGCCCTGCCGTACGCTTTGCAGTCTCAATATACCCAAGGCCCGGTGGGATAGAAGGACCGCTGTTGGCCCAAGTAGGGGTTCCCAAGTCTTGGGAAGACCAAGGCGTGGCTAGGCTCAATGGATATACATATGGCCCAATAGCGGTTGTTTGGGACATGATGGCACCATCACATTGAAGATATGTAAACGCTTTAGATCCATTGGCTTGGGCATTGTTTGCCGAAGCCATAACTAAGTTTATATGACCAGCCTGTGCTCCACCCCCTGCGGTGTGGTCAACGCCACCACTAACCTCAACCGCAAATTGTGTATTGCAGTTGGCCCCGACACCTCCTGATTGTGCAAATATATCTTCAACAGAAAAGCAACAATTCCCCCCCGGACCCGTAGGCGGTCCCAGATTCCCACTCACCATATGTCTAGGGCCGGATCTCCCTTGACCGTCAATAATGAATGCTTGGACATCACTCTGTGCATGCGTGACAACAGACGAAGCATACTGCGAATAAGACCCAAGCCATAGAATCCTACCCGCATTC